GCGCGAAACAAAAGTTCGTCATAATTATCAGACGAAGAAAATCGGTTGTAATAACCTTGGAGGCTCATGATTTTTTCCTTTAGAAGGTTAAGACGAACTCAAACGTTTCCCGCGTGGCAGGCGTTCTGATGATCGAAGCAGTGTGCTCAAGCAAATAAAGTGTGCCAGAGTCTGTAACTTCTGTCGCGGCATCAAAGAACATTTGCCCTGAAGGCAAACCGCTGCCAGTTGTTACATCGAGAAAAATTCCAGTTTCTCGAATTGTTGATGTGCTCGCGTCTGTGAAATCGAGCGTAAATTTGCAATAAAGCAAATTTGTCGCGGTTGCGCTCACGTCATAGCGTCCGCTTGGAAGGCTAATTGCGCCTTGAGCAGCGACACTCACAAAATCGACTTGAGCAGCTTTGCGATACCCGATTGGGTCTTGCAGCGTTGCCGAGCTGATATTTTCTGGATCCACGCCGTTTGCATCCCATGCGGTTTGGCCTGCGCCAATCCCAAGGAAAATGTTCCGGGCTGCAACGGAAGCGGCCAAACCGGCTCGCCCTGTTGTTACGAGAGTTGCCATTGGGCGACCACCTCCTGTGACTTGTTCATCATAATAAGTTAATTCAGACCAAGGTCTGATGCTGAGTTTCCACTAGCAAGCTAGCAACCTGCCATCTGGCGATCCTTGCCCACATAAATTCGTTGGTCCAAGTAATCGTTGAATCGTCTATCCATTCGGAAGACGCCCATGCGCCATCTTGCCAGTTAATCGAACTGTCGGCCCAATCAGTGGCGTCTGATCCGGCCCAAATTTCATTGGACCATGTTGGCTCAACATAAAGCTCTAGCGTCGTTTGATGCGTCCGCGTGTGCTGGCTAGTGGTGAATGACTGGCGATTTTCTGTGGCTTGATCGAAGTAAATTCGGTCAAACCGTTCTGAAGTTGGCCAGCCAAGGACGCTGTTAGTGCCATCAAGTTTTGCGGTTGTATCCGACAGCGTTTGATGCGCTTTGGAGAACGAGAGAACCTGCTCGAATTGCGGGAACGTTTGCCAATTGCTGGCCTCATGCCAAGTTGGTTCTTCTGACGATTCAAACCAACCAGAAACAGACCAATCGGCACTGCCCCAACTTGGACTTGAATCATTCCAGGTAGCAAAGTCAAGTGAAAAAAGATTGCCGCCGCTGTGATGTTCCCGCGTAATACTTTGCTGATTAACAAGCGGAATAAATTCATCCAAGCGCGTGCGCGAAAGTTCAAATAAATCGTCATACGCGAGTGTCGCAAAGCGTTCACGCAAGTGATAGAAGAACCCGCTTGGATCGTGAGCCGTCGAGGTTGTTTGATGGCTGCGCTCAATCCGCTCGCCTTCAAAAAATCCGAGGGTTGCGTGTGTGTTGCCCAGGATCCCATCAGAGTCGGACAGATGCCCGTTTTCTGAAAGCGTGACCATTGTGCGGCTAAAGCCGAGAACCTGATCAAGCTGCGGATAGCTTTGCCAGGCGTAACGGTTGTGCCATGTGCTGTTCTCTGCGTTGTCGCTAAACCAACCAGCTTCGGTGTTCCAATCGTCGGGGCCGCTCCATGTCTCAGTCGCAAGTTCCCATTGGCCAGATTGCAGCGGGATTTGAAGGAACCCTGTCGTATGTGCTCGGGTGTTGCTTGTGACCTGCGACAGGTCAATGACTTCATCCAGGCGGCTAAGGCTAAGGATGAAAACGTCGTAGTAGGACAGCGTCGCAGAGCGTTCGCGCTTAAGAACGACGGCAGTTTGGCCGCGTAAGTGAACGCTGCCAACGTGGCTAGCTTCGGCTTGATGGCTGCGCTCGAAACGCTCGGAAGTTGTGAAGCTGAGCGTGGCCTGAGTGTCACCAAGCTCACTTTGGCCTTCTGACAGGAAGCCGGTTTCTGACAGGCAGATGCCAGCAAGGCTAAAGCCGAGAATTTGTTCAGGCTGCGAGAAGTTCTGCCAAGTAAGCGTCTGATTCCATGTGAGTGCTGTGTCGTCCCATGCGCTGCTCGGTTGTGGTGAAATCGCTTCGCTTGTGTGCCCCCGGCTGATCGCTTGCTCATTAACGAGCGGCGTAAATTCTGAGAGGCGTGACCGTGACAGCTCGAAGCTGTCGTCATAGGCAAGCTCCCGCGTGTGCTCACGATGCGAGGGCAGAATCTCCGCGTTGCTGACGCCCAGCAAATGACCGGCACCGTCGCCAAAAATGTGGTCGGTAAAGCCCTGGCGGTTGTTGCGCTGCCAGTTCCCTTCTCGCATGTTCCCGGCGGGAATATGCGTGACGTGTGGGAGGACGTTTGTCGAGTCGTGCGCTGTGTACGCCTGCCCATGCGTGAGCGGAAAGATTTCGGTCTGAGTTTGATATTGGCCAACCCACAAAGAACCAAATTCTTTCTCGCGCTCAATCCGCTCATTAATTTCTGTGAACTCAACCCGTGAAAGGTGCTCGCTGAGGATGTGCTCGCCTGTGTCAGGGTCAGCTTCTGAAAGCAGAACCGCGCCATCACCGAACTCATCTAGTGATCGTGCAGGTAAGCAAGCGTTGGTGTCACCTAGCTCTGCATAATCGCTGAGATACATCCCAGCGCGTGCAAACTTGAGCGCGGGTTGGAATTTGTTTTGAAGCCCGGCCCAATCCAGAACTTGGGTCCAGTCGTAAGCCGCCGCCCAATCTGTGGCCTGATTCCACCACGGGCCAGCTTCGTTGAAATGAAGTCGCGAAATAACTGAGGACAGGTCTTCAATATGAAGCGTTCGCCAGCTCGTTTCACCGAGAATTGTGTTGCTGAGAATGTTGCGATCTTCATATCTGCCGCTAATTCCATTTGCCCGGTGGATGCCTAATTCAGCATCCAGGTCTTCTGAGATGTTGCGATCTTCTTTTTTAAATTCGCGACCAAATGAAAGCTGCGGCCACTCCTCTTTCAAGTAAACGCCAGTATGGTCGCAAAGCGTGTCTTGGCTGCTTAATTTGTGATCATCTAATTGAAAACGCCGCCCGTCATACCAACCGCCATAAATGCGAAACAGCGAAGACCGAACTGGCGAGCTGAGCCGACCAATTTCAACAATTGAATCAGTCTGTGATAGATCGACAGGGGCTTGCTGAAGGCCAAGCTGAAATTGGCTCCAGTTGATTGAGCCGCCTTCGCTCTCTTCAATTGCGCCGGAATTGTTGATCCAGCCGAGCGCAATTTCAAAACTTTTGGGAGTGCCGCGCAAGCGTTGCCACAAAACGCCCGTGCTAATGGCTGTGCGCGGGTCTGGCAAATAGGGCAGAAGCTCGCCTAGCCCGTACTCAACGAGCAACCATGGGACAACTGAATCAGGAATATTTTCCCGCTTCGCGTTTCTGATTAGTTCAGCAGCCGCGCCAACACGCGGCAACGGGTCCATTGACGCGGAAAGATCGCGCTCAAAAGACGTTGCAGAACTAGGCAGAAGCGTTGCGGTGTCCGACATTAGCGGTCGTATCCTCGGTTAGTAAGCGTGAACGTTCCGATACTTATGGCAGTTCCATCGTCTGCAACTTGGCTAATTGTGGGAGTAATTAGTTCAACTCTTTGAACGCCATCAACATGAATATTTTTAATGAGCCAAGACAGCGTTAGATCCCAACCTAAGCCGCCTTCAGTTGCAACGCCTGCTCTTATAGCTGCTTCAATATTGTCCAAAATAGACGCAGAGCTATCGGGATATAAATAAACATCAACTTCAACGTCTACGCTTACCACGTTGGCTGATGTTGTGCTCACAGTATCTGTGATTACGCGAACTTCGCCGTCTTGCATAACAGCGTTCACAGCTGCGAGCATTTGAGGCGTGGCCGTTCCGCCAGGGCCAGCCGCATCAATTACAGCGCGGATTTGTGGCGCAAGTTGTGCGTCTTTGTCACTCTCTAAAATGGTTATCCCGTAGAAAGAAGCAAGAGCACTCATTTCGGGGCTGAGCGTATTTGAAGACGAGCCAAGGGCTTCAATATTTTCAACTTCTTTGCTTAGTAACGCAATCTGAACTTCACCCGCTGCGGGGCTTGTTACTCGCGCATCCCTGACGCCTGTGTTAGCTGTCAAAGCTTGGTATCTATACCAAGCCGCGCCCCCTGCTGTTGAGCTGCCTTGAATCCTGTTAACTGTGCGGTCGCGTAGCTCTTCGTCTGTTTCCTGTGCGATACGGGTCAAGCCATAAAACGCCGCAAGGTTGTCCAAATCACCGTCCGCCGCAAAAGCCAAAAGGGTTGCCTTAAATGCGTCGTTAACTCGCGCTCGCAATATAACTTCACGATAAGCAGCAACTTCTAGAAGTTTGATTGCTGGATCTGAATGAACAAGAGCTGAAAATTCTGGGAAGCGTTGCTCGAAATCAGCCCGTAATTCTTCAAAAATATCTTGAAACGAAATCCCTTCAATTATTTCTGGTGAAGGAAGAGAATTTAAATTTAAAGCCATCAGATGGTCACTCCAACAAGTGCGATTTCTTCCCCGTTCGGGAGATAAGTCAAAAACAGATCAAAAGTGACTTGGCCTGCTGAAAGCTCAGTGAGCGTTACTTTGTTGACCCTGCATCTTGGCTCCCAATTGTTGAGAGCAGAAATAATGTCGGATCTAATTGCTGCGATCGTGCTCCTGTTGCTTGGCAAATCAACGAGTTCAGGAATGTTTGACCCATACTCGCGAAGCATTACGCGGGTTCCAATGCGGGTTGAAAGAATGTCGCGGATGCTTTGTTTTAGGTGCTCCGTGTTGTCTACAAGTTTTCCGGTTTCCCGGTTCATGCCTACCGCCATTCTAAGCCTCCTAACCTGCGTTCACGTTACCGGATCCAGTTGACACAGCAGCGCCACATCCAGCCCCTGTGCCAATCGTAGCGATTGGCTTTCCTCCAACACGCACTGACGGATTGCCGGGAAAGATTGGGCTTGGTGAATGCTTAGGGATTGGGCAAACGTGAACAGTCCCTAGGTGCGCTGTTGGCCGCCCGTTTGTTCGCACGCTCGCGTCCACGGGTACGGTCAAGACACCGCCATGGCTTGAAAAATCTCCTGCTCTTGCAACTCCGGGCATTTGTGTCTCCTAGGTGTAAACGGTGTTCCAGTCGCTGTAAGCGTCCGGGGGTGGCTGCTGTTCTTTCGGGTCCGTGTCTGATCCGCGCTTGCTGCTCATGTCGCGAGCAGGAACATCGCCAGGGGCTGCCCGTTCAAAAGTGTCAAAGAATTTTTGTTCTCCCCCTAAGTTCATCCCCGCTGCCGCTGTAGCCACTGCATCCGGGCCACCTTGAAAAACGCTGCTTAAGTCGAGCACTTGCTCCAATGTGATCGCACCATCTGAAATCAAGCTGCCGATTGCTTGGCCACCGTTCACCCCGGCTGCTTCTAAAGATTCAAGCGTGCTCGCGAGGTTTAGTTCTGAAATTTTATGAGCGATTTGCTCAGCCGAAACCCGGCTGTTGTTGCCTAGCAAGCCGTCCATAATTGCGCCGCCACCGTTTTGAAACAAGGTCAGCCCAGCTTCAAAAACTGCCGATCCATCATTAGGGTCCGTGCCTGCAACGGTGGCCGCCGCTGAAGATGCAAAATTGATCGCGTTGGTCACGTCAACCGGTGCCCCAAATGCCCCAGCCGCGCCGCTTGCAACGTCCATTACGTCATTAATCGTTAGTTGTCCGCCGCTAATAATGCTTTCAAGGGCTGGTAACGCTGTTAAGTCGCTGAGGTTGCTTAGGGCCGGAATGTTGAAATGATCTCCAATTGCTCCGGTCAGCCCAGACAACCCCTGGAAAGCCCCAGCCAGATTGAGGCCACTGCCGCTAGTTAAAGCCGACAAAGCCGTGCCGGTTGGGCCTTGGAGCACACTGCCAACAAATCCGAGCCCGTTCATTACTTCGCCCAGAACGGGCAGACCGCCGACAACGTTCATTGCCGCGCCAA